ATCATAAACAGTTAAAAATGAAGAAAACAACAATTTCTCTAATTTGTGCGTTTATCGCATTATCGGGATTTAGCCAAGAAAAAAAGCAAGACAGCTTAGTCCTACAAATTACAATGGATACGACTACCTTTAAAAACGTCATGAGATTAATTGACGAAAATATAGATAGTCGATCATTAACGGGTAAAATGGTAAAAGATAATATCATGCAGCCCTTAATGAACTATAAATTGGTTGCGGATAAGCCGAAAGAATTAATTAAGCCTATCAAAAAGTAACACAATGAGCGATTTGAACTATATTTTACAACGTCTTGAAGCAATAGACACTAAATTTGATGAAAAATTAGACAAGATTTTAGTTCAAACGACAAAAACAAACGGTAGGGTTAACGCTTTGGAAGACAAGATGACAAGCGTTTTCAAAGAAGTAGAAGACTTAAAAGAACACAAAAACCTTAATAAAGGTCGCGACAAAGTTCTTTATGTAATAGTTGGCGGGGTTGGGGCTTTGGCCTTAGCTTTGATGGCAATTTATTTAAAATAAAAACAAACATTATGAAAAGTTGGAAAACAACATTAGCGGGTATCTTAGCGGGTGCGCCGGTAGCAATTCAATCCTTATTAGACGCTTACAATAGCGGTCAATTCACCGGTAAATCTTTCGCTCAATTAGCGATTGGAGTAGGTGTAATCCTTATTGGTGTTTATGCTAAAGACAAGAACGTAACGGGCGGAACAGTTCAGCAATAATGAGAATCGGATATAACAATACTAACCCAAACAAGCCGTCGTTAATAGCTTTACTGATATTAATTGCGGCTTGTATTATTCTATTGATGAATAGCTGTAATCCCGAAAGGAAGATTCAGAGGGCGGAACAAATTGTTATAACCAACCCCGAATCTTTCAATAAGATTGGGAACGAATGGGGAACACTTCACCCATGTTCAAATGATACATTATTCAAATTACTAGAGGACACAACAGTACATCACGACACTTTACGTACACACACTACGGATACTTTAAAGCCGGATACTATTCGTATTTATACGGATAAGATCGTGACTAAAAAGATTATCCAAGTTATCACCGATAAGCAAAAGCAAAAATTAGACGCGGATTCAATAGAAAGACTTAATATTATTGTGGCTGATTTAAAAGGTCAGATTGCAGAAAAAGATAAAAGAATTAAGGACGCGGAATCTAAAAATACTATTTGGATTTGGTGGTTTATCGGAGCAGTTTGTGCCGGTGTATGCTCGAACGGGGCGTGGGTTGTGGCCAAGTTCAAGGGCATTATATGACAATTACGGGGGACATCTTAAGGCAAGTATGTACCGAATTAAGTACGGATCATGCAAATAATTTGGCAAACATTAGTAATAATCTTTGTTTAAAATATGGCATAGATACCCCAACCGTTTATCAAGATTTTATAGCCAACGTAGCCCATGAGAGTGGCGAATTTTCAATCAAAAAAGAATCTTTAGTATATACTCATCCACAAAGGATTGTTGACGTATGGCCTACTAGATTTAATTTAACCGGCCTTAACAACAAGGCAGACGCCAACGCTTACGTAAATAATCCTAAAGCATTAGCCAATTTGGTTTATAATGGAAGGATGGGAAATATCCAACAAGACGACGGGTTTAATTTTGTCGGGGGTGGATTTGCTCAAATTACCGGCCGGGATGCTTATACAATGTTTACTAACTTTATTAACAATAGAGATAAAACAAAATTTACAATTACTCAAACAGCTAAATTAGTCCAATCCGATGACCTATGGGCTTTCGATTCGGCCTTTTGGTTTTTTGCAATATTTAAAAACTTAGAGGAATTAGCAACGCAAGACAATTTCCGTTTATTGGTAAAACGATGGAACGGTGGCTTTATAGGATTAGAGGAAAGACAAAAATATTATGAATTAGCAAAAAAGTATATTGTATGAGCAAAAACGGACAAAGGGGTGGAAGCAATACGACCATGAGTGGTCAAATAGTCTTAGACTATTTAGCAAAGTATCCCGTTTGGATGCCTAGCCGTACCCTAGCTTCTTTGATTATAAAAGAAAATTCAAATCATTTTAATGACATTGAAAATGTACGTTATTTAATTCGTTATTATAGAGGAAAGGTTGGGGTTAGAAATTCTGATAAAATGGCAAATAAGCAATTTTTAGAAGATTTTCAAAGAACGTCTAGTCAATTTGTGATGCCGGAAACATGGGGCGAAGATAAAATAGTGTATCAATTACCCATAGGTATAAAAAAGATGGGTTTTATATCTGATTTACAAGTTCCTTTCCACGATCCTAAAGCTATTCAATTAACTTTTGATTACTTAAACAAGGAAAATATAGATTCATTATTCATCAATGGGGATCTAGTAGACTTTTATCAATTAAGCGATTTCCAAAAGGATCCACGAGTAAGAAAATTTGACGAGGAATATGAAGCTATAATTGAGATGTTAGGATATATAAGAAAATCATTTCCTAAAATCCCTATCTATTACAATTTAGACGCTAATCACGAATTTAGGTACGAAAGGTACATGAGGACTAAAGCGCCCGAATTACTAGGTTTAAAGGGCAAATTTGAACTAGAGGAACTTTTAATGCTTAACACTTTTACCATTATTCCTATAAAAAATATAGATCACGTTAAGTTCGGCCATTTACCCATTATTCACGGGGATACAACTTTTAGAAGGGGTAGCGGTGTAAGCCCGGCCAAAACCTTATTTGATAGGGTTAAGCAAAGCGCCATAGCTTCTCACGTCCATAGAACAAATGAATACACAACTAAGAATCAATTTGATTCTGAAATCTTTACTTGTTGGACTACCGGGCATTTAATGCACCCGAATGTCGAATACTGTAAGCACGTAGATCAATATAATCAAGGATTCGCCATATTAGAAAAGGATAAAACCGGCGAATATAGAGTTTATAACAAAAGAATTATTGACCATAAAATTTATTAAACTATGAAAATGCCTAAAAATTTTGGCAAATGGAGTTTGCAAGATCAAGAAGCATGGCTTTTAAAAAAATATCAAGAATTAACCGTATTAGATCAAGAACTTAGAAAAATGTTGGCACAAGTAAGGGGTAAGAATAGAATAAATATAGTTGAGGAAGATTACCGACCGGATGAAATTATTTTAAAAGGTTTATAATGGTACTAAGGAAGATCATACCAATTTTTGTTATTCTTTTGATAGTCCTTGCATGGCTAGGAAAATCAACTAAGGATTATGAATTTACATTGTCGGGCGGCGAGTTCGACCTAGATGTGAAAGTATTGATTACTTCCGATCTTGACTATGCGGTTAAGTACGTACGAAAAAATCTTGACAGTACGGCCGAATTGGGTGATTTTGACGCTAGGGGTGTGACCTTTCCTTCTAAAGATGGAAAAAGCCCTATTGTTTGGTTGCCAAGCGCCGAAGATAAAGGGGTAGTCGCTCATGAACTTTTACACGCTACCTTTGATTTAATGAGGTGGGCGAGTGTTCCATATAATGAAGAATCGGAGGAAGTATTTACCTACGAATTGCAGTATATAATAACTCAATTCAACAATAAAACCCAATAAAATGTTAGACGGATTTATTAAACTGTTAGAATGGATTGGGGAAAAATGGAGGGACTACCTAAGCCCCATTATCATTTTAAGGGATTATGAAGCCGGAGTTTTATTAAGGATTGGTAAATATAGAAAAAATCTGAAAGTGGGTTTAAATTGGAAAGTTCCAATCATTGACGAAATACACACGGTAATTTGGACGGTTGATACCTTCCACGTTGCGCCGGTGGACATAGTTACTTTAGATGGAAAACAAGTAAGCGTGGAACCCATTGTCAAATTTGATATAATAGATCCTAAAAAGTACTTATTAGAGGTTAACAATGGATCGGACAACTTACATGACATTACTAGGGGGGTTATAGCCGATTATTTGACCGATTGCGAGTGGGAAGACATAAAGCAAAAGAAAACCTTAACAGCCATCAAAAACGCCTTAAAAAGCGAATGTGACGAACTAGGGGTTAAGATTTACAAAATATACTTTGGCCGGATTGTAACGACTAGGATGTTTACTGTGTTCAAAGAGTAATATCCGTATTTATTCGTTTATATACGTAAATGTTCACTAAAGTACAATGTTCACGTTCCGTGAACAACATAAAAAAGTGGACAAAGTAAAGCTTTGGCCTTACTTTATACCAACTTTTGTAAAGTTTTACCTTTACTTTGTAACATATTTATATAGTTATTTGTTACCAAAACACATAAAAAAGTAACATTAGCGCTTATATATTTTACTTTGCGCTTATAAAGTACCTTATAAGTCACAAATGCGCCTAGAATTGTGACATTTATGACACGTTATTATAATTTTGGTACAACAAAGAATTATAATTCCAATTTGCATGAATTTTCCAAAAATATCATTCAAAAAACAGCTTTTTAGATATATGTTTCTAATTTATCGCTCAAAAAATCCCTTTTTTGACACATAAATGAGCTGATAATGATTGATAATCGGCTCATAAATGATCGATAAAATTTAGTTTGGTACTTTTAAAATTCCGTACAATATTTGCCGCATGAAAGCATTTAAGTATATCGTAGCAAAGTATTTTTTCCCCAAGTATGCGCCGGAGGTAATCAATTGGGGGCATAAATTAAGGGGTAAGAATGGCCACAATAAGCCTATTTCGTTTACTGACGAGGATAAAAAGGCAATAAAAAGAGGTATCAAGGCAATGGCTAAAGACATCATAGTTTTAGATTAGGTTTTGTTTGGTTAGATTTAGGGGGGCAATTAGCCCCCTTTTTTTGTGTCCAAAAATATTTTTAAAAAAAGTTAAAATAAATTTGGTTGGTATTTTAAAAGTTACCTATATTTGTAAAACAAAAGGGGATAACCCCAAAAAACCTTAAAAATCTTGATCATGTCAAATTTCAATTTAAAAGCATCTGAAACAATTCAAAAATTAAGTGAATTAAATGTATGGCACGAAGTAAAAAAATACGACTACTTTTCATTAGTAGGTATTCAAGGACGAGGCGGTAATAATTTCTATTGGTTTAAAGTTTTTAATGATGACGATACTTTATTTTTTGACCATTCTTATAATTGGTCAATTGGTAAAAGTTCAAAAAGTAGACAAAAATTTAGTACAGCATATAATACAATTAATAGATTAATAAAAAATAACTAATCCATCCCCCAACGGGGGCGCGACCGTCCAACGCGCATTTTTAAATTTAATATTATGAAAATCACAATCAGCTTTAAAACCCCGTATGGTAAGAATATTACCGCAAATATTTCAGAGGATAACTTTGAATATACATTAAATTGGATCACGATTAACGGCACAGTTTATTCACCACAAAGGATAAGAACTGTAAGCCGCGAAAATAAGATACTTAGCTATATTGAAAAGAACATAGACTTACAAGAACGTTTTTATTTTAAAAAGAATTTCATCAATTAAAAATTTGTATATGAACATTAACATTTTAGACGCAATTATTATCATGGGCATTTCATTATTTGCTTATGTATTTTTCAAAACTTTATTAAAAAAATAATCATGAGGACAAAATACGCATTGACAATTTACAAGACATCAATAATATTAAATGATGTCACAAGGTTAATAGGCAACCATAACGAAGGTATTATCAAAATGGACATAGTAGATTTTATAGCTTTAGTCCATGTTAACCGATTACTTTATCCGCACACATATTCGCTTTTGGTAGCGCAAAGAGTAGGCAATAAGGTCATGATAAGCGACGACAATTTTACGTCTTATTCATTGATAATTACATTGCTAGAAGATGGCGGCAGAGAATTAGGGGATCTTAAGGTAGATCAAAACGGAATAGTCACCACTAAAACAAACTAATATGTTATTAAAATTATTACTAGCATTAGGCATCGCCATAGTAGCGGCCTTGTATGTTAATTGGGAGGAAAAAAGAGAAAGCAAAAAAAGAAAGGGTCACGACCATTGGAATGATCCGGACAATTGGTGAGTTCATAGATTGAGGTAACCCCCGCCTTTTTAGGTGGGGGAATTTTTAAAAATTAAAATTAAGACAATGGCAGAAGTTATAACATTAAGCAAAAATTGGGCAAAAAACACCAAGCATAAAAGAATTTTGACAGTAGAAGAAAAAGAGTTTCTTATAAGAAGCTACAAAAGATTATCATATAGGCAGATGGCCAATCAATTAAATAGTTCCACTACAACGGTTTGTTTTTGGTGTGGGGAACTAGGATTAACAACAAAACCATACACCCCAAAAAAGCGAATTACCGAAAAGGATGATTCCGAATTCTTTGACGTGATGGGGTGCCAAGAACGCACGTGGATCGTATAAAAATAAATTTCATGGTAATTTAAAAAATACATATCTTCACATTCTAAAACTTAAAAAATGGCAATTATTGCAACAAACAACGGGACAACCCGTGAACTAATTCCGGCTAATAATTATTTAGCTAGATGTTATCAAATGGTAGAAATCGGCACGGTAAAAGAATCCATCTTAGGAAAGGAAGTTATCGCGCACAAAGTAAGAATCGGTTGGGAACTACCTACCGAACTTAAAGTATTTAACCCGGAAAAAGGCGAACAACCTTGCGTTATTAGCAAGGAGTATACTTTGTCCATGAACGAAAAAGCTAATCTTCGCAAGATGTTAGCTTCATGGCGCAGCGCTGATTTTACGGAGGAACAAGCAAAGGCCTTTGATATTACAAAACTATTGGGCGTGGCTTGTATGATTAACATTATTCATAAGCCTTCAAAAGATGGTAGCAAAGTTTATGAGGAAATCGCCGGAGTAACTGCGGTACCTAAAGGGATTACAGTACCTAAACAAATCACCCCGACATTTTGTTTGTCTTATGATCAGTTTAACGAGGAATTGTTTGAAAAGCTTCCGGATTTCATCAAAAATAAAATGATGACATCTTTGGAATATGCAAAAATCGCAGATCCTAACAAGACTTACATAGACAACAATAATCAAGAATCAGAGGACGACTTACCCTTTTAAACTTATAATCATGGAACCAAAAATAATCGAAACCGGGTTAGTTGTTAATCCGTCATATACCAAAAAAGAAATAGAATTAGAATCTTTCTTTTATGTTAGCAATGTTTTGGAATCCGGTCGCATCTTAGATGCGGCCAAAGCAATTGCGCAAATGGAGGAACTAATCAAGCAGATTAAAGGTAACAAGGATCTAAAGGAAGCTATCCGCGATGAGGTAGCCAAATACGGAAGGGAATACAAGACCGATACTGTTAAGATTGAATTAGCGGAAGTAGGTACAAAGTACGATTTTAGCAATTGCGGGGATACGGAGTTAACCGATCTATACGCTACTCAAGAACAAGTTAAAGGATTGGTGGAAGCTAGGGAAAAGTTTTTAAAAACCCTTCCATTGTCGGGATTAGATATTATCACCCCCGATGGCGAACCCGTCCACGTTTACCCCCCTAGCAAATCTTCCACATCTTCTTACAAAGTTACAATAGCAAGATAATGGAACTACAAGTACAAAGAGTAGAAAATGCTTTTCAATGGCTGCAAGATGAATTTTCCAATACCGGTGAAATACAATCGGTGGATTTACTCATACATAAACTTGATATGCTATGCAATGCCTTACCTTTTGTAAATAGCCAAATGGCGCTTACTAAGAAGCTTTTAAACGAAGCTAAAGTAAAAGCCTACCATAGACTTCAAACGAGTTCAGCGGCACAGCAAAAGTACTATGCGCCTAGTCTAGCAAAAGATTACATTTCCGCCCAATGTGGGGAGGAGCAATATCATTATGATATGTGCGAAAGATGTAGCCGGACAATTGTACATATTATCGACGCCATGAGAACAGCCATTAGCGCATTAAAACAAGAATCAATAATTTCCCAATACAGTCAAAACGTATCATAATGAAAAAAGCACCTAAAAAAATCACTACCCTACCGGAAGCGAAAAAAGAAATCACTAAATTAAAGGCCGATTTAAGTAAAACAGTTAAACAATATTATAACTATATTGAAACTTGTAAAAAGCATTGGCAAGACATGATTAATGATAAGGATCAAGAAATTGAACTTTTAACAAAGCAAAGGGAAGCTTTAGAAATAGTAGTAAAAGAACTAGAGCATAAAAACCGCCGTAAATGGTGGAGGATATTTTAAGATGATAGCTTTATTTTATATTGAATTAATTCTATTTGTATTAATTGTTATTTATACTTTCAAAGGTTTATATTCTATTTACCAAGACTTTAAAAAATAAATATGGTACACGAAACAGCTTATAATTTACTTGTTATTTCCTTTTATGCTTTAGGACTTATTAAAATTATCTATTCATACATCACCTTTAAACCCGAAAAATGAAAACTTTATTTGACGATTTTATTACGGAAGAACAAAAATGGTTTGATAAATACCATGAAGACAATCCCGAAATCTATGAATTTTTTCGTAGATATACCCTTAGATCCATAGAAAAGGGATTTAAGAACCTTTCAGCGGAGTTTATTTTTAATGTGATTAGATGGGAAACACCTATTAAGGCGGGGGACGATTTTAAGATTAATAACAACGCAAAGCCCTTTTATTCAAGATTATTCATGCGAGAATTTCCACAGTATGAAGGATTTTTTAGAAAAAGAAGTAGCAAAGCGGACGAGGTGTTTATTTAATTACTATATTTGGTGTGTGGTGTCGGATACTACATTTAGAACTTATTGCCCTTGAGATGAACCAACTATCCGACAGTTGGGGATTCGATGGGGCGTTTTTATTTTATGGCTAAAGATCCCGCATTTTTATTTTATCCGGGCGATTATCTTAGGGATACCCAATGCCTAAGCGAAAAAGTCCAAGTGGCTTATGATCGTTTGATGTGTGAACATATGAGAAACATATGTATTTCAGAACAGCAACTAAACTTCTTCACAAAGAAACTCACTAAAGACGAAAAAGACGAATTGTTAATGGTTTTAACAAAAATTGAAGGTGGCTTTCAAATCGATTGGGTGTATGAAAGTATCGTGAAACGTAAGGCGTACAGCGAATCTAGGTCAAAAAATAGAACTAATAAACCTAAAAATATATCTAAAACATATGTTAATCATATGGAAGATGAAATTGAAAATGTAAATGAAGATAAAAATAGAATAGAAATTCAAATGCCGTTTAACAGTTCAGATTTTAAAAACTGTTGGGTTCAATGGAAAGACTATAAAAATAAAGAACACAAATTCAAATACAAAACCCCGCAGTCAGAACAAGCCGGTTTAATCCAATTGTCAAAAATGGCAAACGGAAGCGAAATAGATGCCATTAAGATTATAACGCAATCAATGGCAAATGGATGGAAAGGATTTTTTGAACTTAAAAATAACAATAATGGAAAAACAAAACCAACTATCGATCTTAGATCAGCCGTTCAAGCGGAATTTGATAAACGCTATGGAGGCGGGGAATAGACAAGGCGTTAATCTTATTTTAAAGGAATATAAGACACCCTCCGGCCAAGTGAACTATCCATCCCTATTTAAGATTCCAAGCGATTCTAGGCTACCCGCAATGGCAAAGAGTGACATTAAACGAACTGCTGCAATTGTCGGGGTGGGTTTAACGTCCGCTTTAGAATCTATGAACCTAGTTAGGCCGATGAACGCAACGCAAATAATGGATTTAGTAGACGCAATAATCGAAACGTCAGAGGAAGACCATTTAAGCTTAGAGGATCTGATGCTTTTTTTGCAACAGTTGGTAAGGGGGGAATTTGGGAAGTTTTACGAAAGCTTAGATATTCCAAAATTTATGACCATGTTTGAACAGTACCGGGAAGATCGTTTTCAATCTTTAAGAAATATAAGAGATGAACAAGCTTCTAGCCATAAACCTAGCTATCATGAAGAAAGGACAAGCGAAACATTTACTAGGGAAGATCGAGGCAAACACGAAGCCGCAAGAATTGATTATTTACTAACTAAAAAATAAAACATGAAAATTCTAATTGGTATTTTTGTTTTAGGGCTTATTTGGGTAGCTTTTCAAATGGTAAACGCTCCTTTTATGGATGATAATGGTCATGAAATAGATCCCGACAATAAACATGACAATTTGTGGTAACCGGAGTACTAATAGAGGACGCTATAAGCAATATTAAAGGCACCATTTACGCTTTAAAAGGTAGTAAAGTGACAATAATTAAAGATTGTGGCCTAGCTTTGATAGTAAAACACAAAAACAAAAAGTTTCCTATTAGTAAACAAAAAGTCAAAATAGATGAATCTAATAACCCTACCTAAGCTATTAGGAAAAACCCAAAGGATCTTTAATACGTGGATAAGACAAAGAGATTTAGAAGGAAGTCGATTTCGTTGTATTAGCTGCGGCGGAGTTAAAGACGTTAGCCAAATGGATGCGGGACATTATGTGCCGGTAAAGAATAGTTCCGCCCTAAGATTTAATGAATTTAACGTACACGGGGAATGTAAAGGTTGTAACGGATTTAATCAATTTCATCTAGTAGGCTACCGAAAGAACCTTATAGCCAAGATTGGCGAAAAAAAGGTTTTATGGTTAGAGGAAAACCACCGAGAAGTAAAAAAGTGGTCACGCGCAGAACTTGAATTTCTTATTGATAAATATAAACTTTAAAATTATGCGATTAGGAACTTACATTGACACCTTAGAACTTGAAATTGAAGAACTTAAGTCTAGGATAAGAGAACACAAAAACCGAATAGGCGAAATCCTTCATCACACCGAAAGGCAAGAAACAGTTTTAAACCAAGTTAAAGCCCTTCTATCAGACAAAGACTATAAAAAAGAAGACATCTTAAGACATTTAGAAGATTCAAACTACATTTTATGAGATTAAGAGAATTAATTATAATAAGAATAATCAAAAGTAAAAAACTATGACAGCTTTTGTAATATTTTGCGCATTAGCGCCAATCCTTTATTATTATTTATTAAAACATCATATAATATCAGAATGAAAACAGCAATGGAATTAGCTTTAGCAAGAATTGAACTTATGAAAAACATTAGTTCCGATAGCGTTCATTGGGAAATGTTTAAGAATGATTGTATGGAAAAAGAAAAAGAGCAGATATTAAACGCTTATGTTGAAGGAAGATTATGCAGTTATAATGACAATCCTTCTATTAAGGCTAATGAATACTACAACCAAACCTATAACCAAAACCTATGACACCAAAAGAAAAAGCAATAGAACTATATAACAAGTTCTATAATACATCTAGTCACCCACATTATGTTGAAAGCAGACAACAGTTTGCTAAACAATGTGCATTAATAGCAATAGATGAAATGTTAACTTGGTTTAAAGCTCATTCATATAGCAATAAAAATTATGATGCTTTTGTATTTTATAATGAAGTTAAACAAGAAATAGAAAAATTATAACCAAAACAAATAACCCATGCTAGAGTTTAGCAAACCAATTCCGGTAGTAGTAGAAGGTAATAAAGACGGTTATGCTTTATACGTAACCAATAGCGGTATGCTAGAAAATGATATTTGGTGCGTATTTCTATGCGATGGGGGAATAGTTAGGCATTATCGAAGTGATCAAATTAAAATATTTTACAACGAAACCTTTAATATAACCAAAAATAAATAAAAGTTATACCTTTGTGATATGGCAAAATTGCAAGTAGACATAGACTTTATTGCGGAAAGATTGCGAAAAGGTCAACAACCGAAGGAAATTTATGCGGAATTTTGCGAAAAGCTTCGCAAAGTGAGTAGTAGAACGTTCGACAATCGCATAAAGGACGCAAAAAACGCATTAGCAGAAGAACAAGAAGCTTTAAGGGGTATAATCAATGAGAAGCGTCAAGAAATTGCAGAGGTCAAAATAGGCACCTTAAAATCCGATTTAGAGATAGAGGAACAATTGTTAAAAATAGGCTTTGGCGAAATGGAAATAGAAGAACGTACCGATATGCCTAACGGAATAGTAATCAACACCCGCAGACCAACACCGGCCGAAATGAGGTCAGCTTTAGCGGAAGTGTGGAAGAAACGTGGCGTTTATGCTGCGGAAAAGGTAGAGCAAACAATAGTAGTAAAAGTCCCGGACGATGACAATTGAGTGGCCTAAGTGGAACCGAATAATAAACGAACGCTTTGTAGAATTAAATAAATGCTTTGATCGTTATTTGATTTTGTACGGATCAAGGGGATCAAGCAAATCAGATTACACGGCCAAGCGGTTAATACTGTTTTGTTTAACCCATAAGTATTTTAAGTGCATTTTATACCGTAAGAACTTTAATTCAATAAAGGATTCATCTTACGACACCATCAAACAAGCCATTTACGATCTAGGCTTAGAATCTTTATTTGTATTTAAAATAGCCCCATTGGAAATTGTTTGCTTAAATGGAAACAAATTCATTGCTAGGGGTGGCGACGATCCAAACAAGCTTAAGTCTATCAAAGACCCGACAATGGTATGGTATGAGGAAGACATACCGGACGAATCAGATTTTGCGACTATTTCTTTAACTATCAGATCCGGCAAAGCAGAAATACTACAAGAAATATTTACAATCAATCCCCAAGTAGAAGGCAACCCGGAAGATAATTGGTTTTGGCAAAGGTTTTTTAAAGGCCATCATGAACTATCTTTTAGACAAAAGACCACAGTAGAAGTAGAGGGAAGGCAAATTGATTACTATTACACCGTACATCATTCAGCCTACCAAGATAACCGATGGTTGCCGGACGAGGTAAAAGCGCAGATAGAAGACTACAAAGAAAAAAATCCCTATTTATATTCCGTTTACGCTAGAGGACTTTGGACAGCCAAAGAAACCGGCGGCAATTTCTACAAAGAATTTTCGAGGGCTAAACACGTTAAGAAATTACAATACGACCCATCTTTACCTATTCATGTAAGCTTTGATTTTAACGTAAACCCTTATTGTTCAGTACAAATATGGCAAATAAGAGGCTTAGAGGCGAATTGTATCGATGAAATACCCGCGCGATACCCAAATAACAACACTAGGGGCGCTTCAAAACTGTTTTTACAAAAGTATTTCGCCCATAAAGGAGGGCTTTTTGTGTACGGTGATCCTTCGGGCAAGTCGGCCGATACAAGATCAGAGCAAGGACAAAACGATTTCCGTATCATTATGACCGAGTTGTCAAGTTTAAGACCTAATCTTAGAGTTCACAGTAAAGCACCGGCGGTGGCCATGCGTGGAAATTGGATAAATTCAATACTAGGATTTGAGGAAGGGGGCATCAAATTATCAATAGACGAGAATTGCGGTCAGACAATATCCGATTTTAGTTACTTAAAAGAAGCGTCGGACGGCACCAAGCACAAAGAAAAGGTAAAAGATTCCGAAACAAATGTAACTTATGAGAAGTACGGACACTTTTCAGATTGTGCCGATTATATGCTTACTTTTGCTTTTAATAGTGAGTATGACAAATTCCAAAGAGGCGGCATAACAAACATTTCGTTTGATAAAAATAGAAATTCCAAAAATAGTTACTAAATTTACACCAAACACGAGCATAAAAAATAAAATAAAATAAATGGCATATCTTATCCCTTCCGACTATTTGCGCCTTATCCAAGATGCCAATTTAAGTCAAGTAATTACATCAAATCCCGTAGTGCAAGGTGGCGCAGAGTTGGCAGCACAAGCGGAAGCAATATCCTATCTTAGACAAAAGTATGACGTAAGCCGTGAGTTTGCTAATACGTCAAAGTGGAATCAATCAAGCCCATATAGCGCGGGGGATAGAGTTTATTTAGATGCCTTTGCTTATGTATCAACCCAAACTTATCACATTGCCGATTTAGTTTTATACTTAGGAAAAGTTTACGAATGTATTTTGACAACTTCCGGCACTTTTGATCCGGCTGCGTGGAATGTATTAGGAAATCAATATGATTTATTTTATGTATTGAATCCTTATCCAATGTTTGATCTAACAAAACTTTATAATGTTAACGATTTAGTATTTTGGGCGGGTGCGGTTTATAAATGTTTAGTACAAACACCGGTTTTAACTCATGAGGATGGAATACAGTACTATCAATCTAATCAAATTCCTTATGCTAACGTTTTCCCTAATGATCCGGTAAATGGATCACAAAAGTGGCAATGGCAATACAATTACCTTGTAAACGGCGGGTCTGACATACAAAACCAATCGATTTGGTCGCCTTCGGACAATAGAGATCAACAAATGGTGATGTTCTTCACCGACATAACATTATATCACCTTCACGCACGTATCGCGCCGCGTAATATTCCCGATCTAAGGGTAGCAAGGTACGAAGCCGCAATCGATTGGTTAAAGATGTGCGCGAAAGGTGACATAACCCCCAACCTTCCTTTATTGCAACCCAAACAAGGCGCAAGGATCAGATTTGGCGGACAAGTACGTAACATTAACTCATATTAATAATGGCAAATATCTTTCAGAATATAAGAAACTATGTGTTCCCAACACCACAAAGCAAAGCTAACGCGTTATCAGAGTATGGCGCAGAGTGGCGCGGCGGCGGGAATGTAGAGAAAAACTTACGCAGTTATATTACTCCGGTACAGTTACAACGTATTAGACATGACGTCCAAATGTGGCGTGCTGCAATCAAAGAAGCGGAACAAGCGTGGTACCCTCATAGAGTAAGGATGCAAAGAATGTATAACGACACAATCTTAAACGGTCACGTTTATTCATGTCTTAAGCGTAGAAAGGATTTAACTTTATTAAGGGATTGGGGTTTTGAAAACAAAAACGAGGTAATTAATGAGGAAGTGACAGCAATGTTCAATCAAAAGTGGTTTGCTAAATTCCTTGAATATGCTTTAGAAGCGAAGTTTTTTGGATACAGTTTGATTGCTTTAGGCGATTTTGAAGACGATAATTTCAAAGATTTATCTATAATTAGAAGATTTAACATATCGCCGGATCGTTTAAACGTTACATCTTATGTTTATGCTTTGAGTGGTGCGCAGTTCCTAGAGGAACCTTACGTTGATTGGCACGTATGGGTGGACACACCAACTGACGTCGGTATCGCAAAGGTGGGATATGGTTTGTTATACTATGTGGCTATTTACGAAATTATTTGTCGTAACGTTTTAGGCTTTAACACCGATGCAGCCGAGTTATACGGTATGCCTATCAGAAAAGGTAAAACATCTAAGACAAACGAAGATGAAAGAAAAGAATTTGAAAGCGCTTTAGCCAATATGGGGTCAGCGGGTTATATCTTAACCGATATGATGGACGAGGTTGACTTAGTAGAAACAAAAGGAAACGGACAAGGGTTTAAAATATACGAATCTTTAGAGTTAAGATGCGAAAAGAAAATAAGCAAGATCATTTTAGGTCATGCAGATGCTTTGGATTCAATACCGGGAAGATTAGGAAACAATAGCGAGGATAGTCCCGCACAAAAAGCCCTAGAAGATACATCGGCGGTAGATGCTGCTTTCTTAGAAGACGTTGTTAATGACGTTTTATTGCCTAAGCTTAGAAAAATAGGTATGGCAATACCGGACGATCTTAAGTTTTGCTTTAATAATAACCACGAGTTAGTAGAGCAAAGAATGAAAGAAGACGCTAACAATAAGTTGACGGCGGACATTGCTTATCAAATGAAACAAGCGGGGCTTGAAATGGATCCGGCATATTTTGAGGAAAGAACGGGAATACCTACAAGCAAGGCAGAACCAATAGTTCCAAAAGGGAACGAACCACAAAAACCAACAATCCCGACAAAGATTAAAAACAAGCTAAGTGAATTTTACCGATAAGGAAATTGACGAATTGATTAAGGGTGTTTTTGATGGCGAAATTGACAAGGAAAATTTACCCGAGAATCTATATACAGCTATTGCCGAGTTTTTACAAGGTGGGCTTTATAAAGGATTTGG